AGGAACCAGAAATCAGTGAGTTAGCGGGATGGATGCCGATTGGACCCCGCCCGGACCCCGGTAACCAACCCGAAATCCAGCCGCATCCGCCCAAAAACAAAGGGGAGAGCGAACCCTTCGGCGCACTCTCCCCATCTTGCCTTCGGAATAGCACAAACATGTTGCAGATGTCGAAGGAAATAGTGTTGCAACATATTGGAGTCGCTCACGCATTCAGTCGCGCCGCGATCTTGGTCAGCGCGAGCTGCCAGCGCCGCCATGCCGTCGTTCGGTCGCAGCCCATCTCTCCACTGATCTGCTTCCACGGCACGCGGGCCGCGCGCGACCAGACGAGCTTGCGCTCGGCCTCCTCGATCCACAGCACCCAGTCCGAGGTCTGCTCCAGCCGCGTGATGGCTGCGGCCGATGGCCAGACACGCATGGGCTCGGGCTCCATCGCGGCGATCTCGCGGCTGGTGCGGACGATCTGCGGCCAGGCGTTGAAGAACCCCTGCGCCTTGACCGGGGGCAGCTTGCGCAGGGTGCGGAATGCTTCCTCGAAATGATCGGCCACGCACTCCGCCGTCCAGATGCGGTCAGCCATGCCGGACCTCCTTTCCCATCGGGCGACGCCCGTAGAGCTTCTCGCCAAGCTGACGGACCAGTTCGCGTTCCGGCCAGGTCAGCCGCTGATCGTCGGCCGACACCGCCAGCACACCCTGTTCGTGCCAGCCCTCGCGCTTGACCTGATCGGGGTCGCGACGCTGGCCGCCGTAGCCGTGGGGATGCCACCTCATGCGACACCCCCATTCGTTGCGATGGCCCAGAGCAGAAGCGCGATGGCGTCGGCCTCGTTGTCGTCCGCAGGGCTGAAACCACGGGCCCGGGCGACGGCGATCATCGCGTCCTTGTCGGCATTGCCCTTGCCGGTAGCGTGACGCTTGATCGTCCCGACCGGTACGCCCTCGTAAGGCACGCCCCGCAGTTCGGCCCAAGCGGTCAACGTGGCCATGAGCCCGCCGTAGATGTGGCTCGCGTCGGTGCCTGCATGGCGGCGAACCTCTTCGAACCAGATGGCGGCGATGGGACCGGACAGACGGTCCAGTTCACCCAGCCAGTTGGTAAAGCGCAGATAGCGCATGCCGCCCCCGTCGAAGCGGCCGGGACGGAAGCTCGCCGTGCCGCTGGTGATCAGTCCGTCGTGGCCGCGCAGGGCCCAGCCGGTCGTGGTGCCCAGATCGAGGGCGAGGATGCAGCGGTGGCTTGAACTGGTGACGGGCAGCGATTCAAACCTTGCGCTGTCGGATTTGGGGATCAGAGTCGTCGCAGCCATGATGGCTCTCCTGTCTTTGGGGGGCTGGTCCTGGTGGAAGACGACGACGGTCATGTGCTTGGCGGTACGGGCCGCCGTCGTCGGATCGGGGGCGACACCTGTCAGGGCGGCCCGCGCGCCAGGCCCTTACGCATGGGATGAGTGGCCCACCCTGGGGTGGGGCCATCCCATACGTAGTATGGGGGTTCAGCACCTAACTGTTCGATCCGGGTCAACACGTTGATTTTGTTGGAGAATAAGACTTCATGAAGTCTTCGGGCATGAGTTAGGGACCTAACTCTTATTTGCGCGTAACCCGTTGATTTCATTGAGTGCACAGTTGGCGCTGTCATATGAGTCAGGCCTCACTCATATGAGTTAGGTCGTCTTCCGGCCCGTCCTGGTAGACCCAGACAGCGGGGTTTTCGACCTGAAGGCTGAGCCCGGACTGGGGGCATTTGAAGTGGCTGGGCAGGACCGGACGGGCCGTCGTGGTGACCTCGCCGGTGGTCGGATCGACCATCCTCGATGGGCAAACCGAACTGCATGCCCTCCACGCAGAGATAGCCAAACCGCGACCGGGTGACGGGAAAGCCGAACCCGGAAGGGTCGCGCAGGAACTTCACGAAGCCCTTGGTGGCGAGCACAGAGAGGCGCTCGCGAATGGTGTGTTTGCTGCCCAGACCACCCCGGTTCTCGAAGGTCTCGGCGAACTGCATGGCGGTGTAAAGCCGTTCGCCCGCCGCCTCATCGAGGAGCATGCCAAGGATGACATCGTGCTTGCGCAGCCGTTCGGCGTCGAACTTGGCACCGACCTCCTTGCGCACCAGCCGCTCGTTCATCGGGTTCAATTCGACCCAGCGACCCGCCACCTTGTCGATCAGCTTGCCGGGGAGCGCGGGGCCATTGCGCAACTCGATTTCGAGGCGGCGCTGGGTGCTGTCCTCGTCGGGCCGGTGCATCAGCAGACCAGAGGTATAGAAGCCCCGCAGCGCGCTGGCGCCGGAAAGGGCGAGGAAGGGATCGTCCTTGACCTGATGCTTGGCCGCCTTGCGGGTGTGGTGGGCGAGGATGACACCAGCGTCCGGATTGACCGCTTCGCGCAGCATCTCCACCCGGTCCTTCAGGAAGAACATCATGGCGGTGTTGTCGTTCTCGCCGCCACCGTCTGGGCCGCCATCAAAGAGGTTGCGGATCGGATCGATGACGATCACGTCGGGCGGCGCATCGGGGAAGGCCGCCCGGATCGCCTCGACGATGCGAGTGACGCCGTCGGCGTCCAGCAGCAGCTTCAGCTTGGGCGTGGCGATGAAGGTGTCGCGAGCGGCCGCGATCACCCCGGGGGCCAAGCTGATCTGCTGCAACCGCTCGCGCAGGTAGTGATACTGGATCTCCGCCTGCAGATAGAACACGCGCAGCGGCCGGGGCGGTGTGAAGCCGAGGAACGGCACGCCTGCCGCCATGTGGACAAGCCAGGAGATAAGGAAGTCGCTCTTGCCGACCTTTGGCGCGCCGCCCAGCACCAGCAACCCGCCCGGCGTAAGCACGCGCGGCGCGATGATGTCGTCGGGCATCGGGCTGCGATCATCGAGCAGTGCGCCAAGACTGAAGGTTGGCAGCGGGCTGGCGGGGGCGTTGGGGCGTGCCGCACGAATGAGCGGTGGGCCGTTGCGCTTCACATGTAGGGCCCAGAGCGCTTCGGCTTCGGCCTGCAGCCGGTCCAGCGGCCAAGACGGGCGTAGCATTGCGGCGTTGTAGCCGCAGATCGCTTCCCACCCTTCGGCGGGGTCAAGACGCCCGTCGTGCACGAGGCGGATGTAGTGTCCAATGGCGGCGCTCGCCCCCTGAAATCGCGACCAGTCATCCACAGCGCCTTCGCGCACCGGAGTGGTCAGGACGGCATCGACGCCCGGCTTTGCGACGGACGACGGGGGGCTGGCCATGCCCACACCGTGCAGCGGCGGCATGTCGGCCACGCGTTCCGCGAAATCAGACAGGTCGACTTCGATCGGGTTGTGATCGCGGATCTGCACCAGCCGCTGATGGCCGTGCTTGTGATAGACCGTCCCCGCGACACGGATCGGCTGGTGCGCCGAGCGGAAATGGGTGTCACCGCCGACCTTGACGGCAATGTCGCCCCGCAGGCGGCACAGGGTGGCCAGATCCTCGCCATCGGCGGGTTCGGTCAGTTTCCACCAGACATGCAGCTTGGCCGCGCCCTCGGGCGTGCGGCCGCCGCTTTCCACGATCAGGGTGGGCGTGCCGAGGTGGCTGACGATGTGATCCAGCTTTGCCGGAATGTCGCCCGCGTCGAGGTCGACCACGAGGGCCTGCATTTGCAGCACATCGGCGGCGCGGGCCTGGCCCTGTTCGGCGACAGTTCCGGGGATGACATAGACCGCAGCGCCTTCACGGTTGGCCCATGCGGCGAAGGTCGCCAGCTTTTCGCGGGCGGTCGTGTCTGCCGATATCCAGATGTTGTGCGGCTTGCCGTCCCGGCCCTGACCCTTGTCGACAAAGCCCCGCAGCGGGATAAGCCCCTCGCACCAGCTGAACACGGTGTCGAGGAAGGTGGAAATCTGTTTGGGGTCAGGATCGCAGCCGGACGCGGTCACGGTCGGCGGCCCGTCGTTGAAGTCCGTCCAGGGGTTGAAGGGCACGATGTCACTGGTCAAGGCGCAAGGCTCCAGCAACGTGCCGCCCAAGGGCAGAAGCGGCATTCGAAGAAATCGGCGCTGGCGGCAATGCGCGGGAGCAACTCGCCCGCATCGGTCGCCTGGAGGATCCGCACCCCGCGATCCGACATGCGCTGCGCAAGATCGGCATCGAAGGGCACCAACTCGTGGTGCATCTCAGCCGTGTCTTTGTTGATGGCCGTGAACACGGCGGGCGCGGCGCTGATGCCGGGCACGCTCGCTTCCATGTAGGCCTGATAGACGGCGATCTGGGCGGCGTAGACGGGCTTCGATTTCGTGACACCGTCCTTGACGCAGGCGCGCCAGTTCTTGGCGTTCATGGTCTTGCATTCCCAGAGCGCGGGAACGGCGAGATCGAAACCCACGGGGCCAGCAGCGATGATGCCGTCGACATGGCCCCGGATGCGCCCACCCGCGACGGAAAAGCCGAACTGGCCGCCATCGGGTCGGTTGCCCTTCCGGGTGTAAAGGTCGAAGCCCGCGTCGCGCAGCCAGGCCACGGCCAGATCCTCCAGCGCATGGCCGATGGCAAAGATGCGCAGGGACTGTCCGCTGAAGTCCTGGCCGTCATCCTTCGGAGCGGTCGTGAATTCGAACTGAAGGGCGCGCTCGCAGGCATGGCCAAGGCGCGACCCGCCCAGATAGTCGCGGGGCTTGCGAGTTGCCTGATCGGCGGTCAGGGCCTGATCGACGGCGGCATTGACCTGGTCGGCGAAGCTCGGGCGGTGATTGAAGTCCAGCGTCAAAACGGCACCTCCGGCGCATTGGCTTTGGCGATGTCGGACATGGCCTCGCGGAAGCCCTCGACGGCTTCCTCGATCAGGGCACGCACTTGCGCCTCGGTCAGACCGGCCAGCGGGGTGGCCCATCCGATCTCGTCCATCAGCAAGGCGACGCGTTTCATGGTGGCGGCGATGGCCGCGCGCTCTTCATCGGTCAGGTCAACCATGGCCACACGCTCCCGCGCCAAACGCGTCCAGTAGCCTTGGCAGGACATCGAGCAGAACCAGACCGATGGCCGGGGCCGCTTCGACCGGTGCGGATCGAACCAGCCAAAGCCACGGCTGGGTTGCCGGCAGACAGCACAGAGCGTTCCACGCGGATGCCAAAGCCGCCGCCGGTCCTCGGCCGTGATGATGGTGATGGAGGTCATGGGTCATGCCGCCCTCCGTTCGGGGCTGGCCGCGCTGTCGATCAACTGGCGTATGGCGCGCTTGTTGAAGCCGAAGGTCATCAGCGCCGAGGCGCGGTAGCGCGTCAGGCCGAAGTCATGGCGGCACTCGGGGGCCAAGTATTGCAGCTGCTTTTCGGTCGGCGGCTGGCACAGCCAGGAACGGGTCTTGAAGGCGCTTTCGTCGGTTTCATGGGTGTTCAGCCAGTCATCGGCCTGCGCGAGGCACACGGTGCGTTCGCCAACGCCCAGCAAATGCGGGCGTTCGCCCTTGCCACCGCCCACGGCGTACCAAACCCCATCCAGCCAGAAGATGCCGCCCCAGGCGGTGAAGCCGGTAGCCATCATCGCATCGTCTGTGCCGAACAGGTCGACCCATGCAAAGCTGGAGCGCTTCAGCAGGTCGATCTCTGTCATGATGAAACCAGACAGCGGGGCGATGCCACCGCCTTTACCGGCATCGTCATCCTCCCGCGGGAACACCTCGCCACAGAGCGGGCATTCGGTTGCGGCCAGCGGGATTTCAGCGCCACAGCCCGGGCAAGTCTTGGTCGGGGCCTCACCAGCCTCAGTCTTGCCCTCGAGATCAACATCCTGCTCCAGCGTGCCGTGGATCAGGCTGGAGGTGCCGAAGTCCAGCACGACGCAATCGGTTTTCACGATGCCGGGGTGTTCTTCCGGATCCACGATGCGCAGGCCGCGCCCGACCATCTGGATCATGGTGGACTTGTAGGAACTGGGTCGCAGCAGCACGACACAGGAGGTGGGCGGGTGATCCCAGCCCTCGGTCAGCACCGCCACATTGACGATGACGCGGATGCTGCCCGCCGCATAGTCGGCAAGGATCGCCTTGCGTGTGTCGGACGCCAGATCGCCATGGATCAGCGCGGCCGTGATCCCCGCCGCGCGGAATGCTTCGGTGACGTGCTCGGCATGGGCGACTGTGGAACAGAAGATGACGGTCTGGCGGTCGCCCGCCTTTTCCTTCCAGTGGCGGATCACCTCATCGGTGACGGGCGCGCGGTCCATAATGCCCGCCACTTCAGCCATGTCGAAATCCGACAGCGTCTTGCGGACGGACCGCAAGTCGTCCTGCACGCCCACGTCGATCACAAAGGTGCGCGGCGGCACGAGGTGGCCCGAGGCGATCAATTCGCCCAGCCGCACCTGGTCGGCCACGTTGTCGAAAACCTCGCGCAGACCCTTCTTGTCGCCCCGGTTCGGCGTGGCGGTGACACCGAAGATGCGGGCATCAGGATTGGCGTCGCGCACCCGGTCAATGATGCGGCGGTAGCTGTCGGCAACCGCGTGATGCGCTTCGTCGATCACCAGCAGGTCAAGGCGCGGCATGTCGGCCAGGTTCG